GTGTTCATCCGTGGTTTCAACAGTCCATAGACCTAAAGGAAACCAGTCATGTCCAACACGTTCCGTTACCGCCGAGGCGACACGAATCCGGTGTTTGTCGCGCCGGCCTCGGCCACGGTGATCGAGATCGGCGACCTGCTGTACCTCGATCCGAGCACGAAGAAGCCCAAGCCGGCCTCGGCCATGAACGACCAGGGCTCCGAGGCCCTCAACCAGGACATCTTCCAGGAACATTTTCTGGGGGTGGCCGAGCAGGCGTCGGCCGCCGGCGAAACGGCCAAGATCCGCGTGGCCACGCGCGGCGAGTTCGAGTTCGACTGTGCCAGCGCCACGTTCGACATCGGCGACCTGGTGGGTGCCGACGAGAACGCGGACGGCGACGGGCTGCTGGACCAGACCGTCGTGGCGGTCGCGTCCGAGACGCTTGCCATCGGCCGTGTGGCGCAGTCCGAGGCCACGGCGACCACCAAGGTCCTGGTCCGGATCAAGTCCACGATCATGGAGGGCGGCGTGCAGGCCCAGCCGTCCGGCAGCTCTTCCAGCGGCGCGCTCTAGGCCGCTTCACAACCAAGAAGTACAGGAGTCTTTCCAATGCGTATCCGAGCCAATCGCATCGCACGGGACTTTCGGCTCGATCCGGACCGGACGATGCAGGACATCACCGAGGCCCTCGAAAGGGGGCGCGAGGGCAAGCCGGGCGGTGTGCGTCCGGAAGAGTTCTCCCTGCGCGACCTGGCCGAGGAGCTGGTCACTACCCGCGACGGCGAGCCGTGCGGGTATCAGTGGACCAAGGGCCTGCTCTTGCAGGAGACGGCCATCGACGCGGTGGACGTGACCGCGTTTGCCAACATCACCGGCCAGTTGCTGGTGAGCAAAGTCCTGGAGGGGTTCCAGCGCGAGGAATTCACGCTCTCGCGCCTGATCCCGGCCGTCTCCACGCGGCTCGACGGCGAAAAGATCCCCGGCATCGAGCGGCCGCGCGACCCCGAGCGGGATCACGCCGACGCCCTGGTGGTCAATCCCGCGCAGCCGTACCCGCACGTCGGCTTCGGCGAAGACTACATCGAGACCCCTTCCACGACCAAGCGGGGGCTCATCATCCCGGTCACCAAGGAGGCGATCTTCTTCGATCGCACCAACCTGGTCCTCCAGCGGGCCTCCGAGGTGGGCGAGGTCCTGGGATCGAACAAGGAACGCCGGCTGGTGGATCTGGTGATCGGGGCCACGAACAACTTCAAGTGGAAGGGGACCCCCTACAACACCTTCTACGCGGCGGTCGACAGCGGACCGTGGGTCAACCACAAGGACGATAACGACCTGGTGGACTGGTCGGCCATCGACGAGGCCGAGCAGCTCTTCGCCGAGATGACCGACCCGGCCACGGGCGACCCGATCCTGATCGGCGGCCGGACCGTGCTGGTCACGCCGGCCAAGCGGTTCACCGGCCAGCGAATCATCTCGGCAACCGAGGTCCGCGAGACGACCAACACCAACACGGTGGCCGTCAGCCCGAATCCGCTTTCGGGGATGGGCCTGCGGCTGGCCGTCAGTGCCCTGCTGTACCAGCGGCTCCAGTCGGAGTTGTCGCTCGACGCGGACACGGCCAAGGGCTACTGGTTCTACGGCGACCCGGCCAAGGCGTTCGCCTATATGGAGAACTGGCCGATCACGGTGCTCCAGTCACCGCAGAACAGCGAGGCCGAGTTCAACCAGGACGTGGTGGTCCGCTACAAGGCTTCCGAGCGGGGGGCCGCCGCGGTGCTCCAGCCGCGGGCCTGGCAGCGGCACCGGGCCGCCTCCGCGAGCAGCTCCAGCGGGACTTGACCCGATTGACGTGCGACGCACGGGCCTAGCCGCTCCCTCAGCCGCCGTGCGTCGCCGGAGAGCCCGGTCCCGGCCCCGGCCCCGGTTCACCGGGATCGGGTTTTGTTTGATACACGTACCTACGGTAAAGGAAAACCACGGATGAACACGGATAGACGCAGATGAACAGAAAAGAAAATCCGTGTTCATCCGTGTTCATCCGTGGTTTCAACAATCCGTAAAGGGGGAACGACGACATGGGGTATCTGGAAAACCTCATCCAGACCCGCTTGCAGATCAGCGAGCGGCTGGCCGAGATCACGACCAGCCCCAAGCCGTCCTACAACGTCAACGGCCAGCAAGTCTCGTGGACTGAATACGCACGCTGGCTTACCGACCAGCTCAAGACGCTTAACGACGCGATCGAGGCCGGCGAGGTGGACGGTGTGCCGTTTGAGATCGTGTCCCAGGGATTCACCGGATGAGCGTTACGTTCGATCCATCGACCGACTTCGAGACCGTGGGGGACGGGCTGGAGATCGTCACGCTGCAGGTCTACGGCGAAGACGACCAGACGATCGAACACGCGCACCGCAACCAGGTGACGATGAAGGAGGCCGCCGCGTCGAACGGCCTGGCGAGGCAGGGAGACACGATCTGGCAATGGCCGCTGGCAGAAACGCCAACGCGGCCGCCGCTGGGCTCGGTGATCGTCGATGGCAAGGGGGACCGCTGGACCATTTTGGGGATCGACGAACAGCTCCTGGGATCGAAATGGTCGGCCACATGCCGCAACCTGGCCGTCGAGGCACAGCTCGACACGCTGGTGACGATCCAGGCGGCCAGCTGCAGCAAAGACGACGCCGGCGAGGCGATCCCGTCCTGGGGGGACCTCATCACGGACGTACGGGCGCGGGTGCAGCCGGTGGCCGCCGCGCCGGACGTGGACGGCGACCAGAACATCACGGATCTGAAATATGAAATCATCCTGGAACAGGACTGGTGGTCGTTGCTGTCGGGTTACACGCTGCGGATCGTAGACGCGGGCGGGACCGTTTACCGCGTCGATGATTACCGCCGGCCGGAACGCATCGACGCGCTGCCGGTGGTCCTGGCTACGAAATTGATCGAGTAACGGAATGTCCCTGACGCTGAAGTGGAAAGGTCGCGAGTTCAACCGGAAGCTCAGCCGGGCCACGGCGGCCGGGCTGAAGCGAGCGGCCGCGTTCTACCACGCGAAGTGCCGGAAGGCAGTCAGCGAACCGAACACGGGTACGCGGAGAACGCGAAAAAGAACAACCGTGGCCGGCAAAAAGGGCTCGACGTACACGACCTACGACAATCCGAGCGCGCGCGGCCAGCCTCCGCGGCTGCGGACCGGCACCGGCCGCGGCGAGATCGTCTGGGAATACAACGGCAACGACCGCAGGCCAGCCGTGCGGATCGGCGTGACGAAAAAGGGCATCTACATGGCGTACCTCGATCTGGGCACGCGGCGGATCGCGCCGCGGCCGTGGCTCCGGGCCACGCTCGAGCGGTTCCGGGCCGTGATCGCGCGGCTCGCGGCGACCGGCGGTAAGCGGGAGGTTGGTGGTTAGTGGTTAGTGGATAGTGGTTAGTGGATAGTGGATAGTGGATAGTGGTTAGTGGGGAGTGGATAGTGGTCAGTGGAGAATAATGACATGAGCCTGCTGGCGGCGATTCACGACCTTTGGGAGTCCGAGGCGGCGCTGGAAGCGCTTTTGCCGGTGGAGCAGGTCTTCACGGGTCGCGTGCCACAGTTCTGGAAAATGCCTTATGCCAGTATCGAACAGCCTTCCAGCGGAGAGCACGTTCGCACCAACAGCTCGATGGTCCGCGACGTGGGCCTGACGATCCACGTCTGGACCGAGACCTACGCCGAGGGAGACGCCATCCGCCGGCAGATCGAGGCGGCCTTCGCCAACCGCACCATCGAAACGGACGATGGCAAGGTCCTCGACGTGATCGTCGAGTCCAGCGGTGCGATCCAAGAGGATGAGCCGGGTAAAACCGCCTGGCAGACTATCGTTCAACTCCGGCTGCTCGTCTCGCGGGCCCGGGTCCACTAATCGATTTTCAGTTGTCAGTAAAGGAACCACGGATGAACACGGATGAACACGGATTTTTTCTTTCCATCTGCGTTTATCCGTGTTCATCCGTGGTTTCGACAGTTTCCAGGAGGATTGACCAATGAGCCAAGCCATGTCGGGCAAGAGCGGCACGGCGTACATGACTAGCCCCACCGAGGGTGAAATCGTCGAAGTGACCGGCTGGAACTTCGAGCCGGTCACCAACGTGCCGAAATACGCCAGCAACGCGACCGGCGGGCACAAGGTGGGAGTGCCGGCCGTGGACGATTTCACCGGCTCGATCACCACGAAGCTCGATGCCGACGGGCACATGCCGTTTCGGCACGGCGACATCGTGATGCTCTACTTGCACGTGGACGATACGGGCCTGAACTACATCGAGGCGCCGGTCGTGATCGCCGGCCACCCGATCCCCTGCGACATCAACGACGGGGAGATCATCGAGGTCGAATACAGCTTCGAGCCGCGCGGCCGGCCGACCTACCACGGTATCCTTTCGATCGAATCCGGTAGTAGTGGATAGTGGATAGTGGATAGTGGATAGTGGATAGT